CTACTTCAAGACCGCCTGGAGTTGGTTGCGTAGGTTGTCCGATAGGTCTTTCTGGTTGAACAGCTCCAAACAAATCTGGGAATCGTTGTCTTTGTTCTTGTCTTTCTAACCCCTCGTAATACTGTTGAGCGCCCGGAGTGCTGTCGTAGTAATCTTTTAGTTGTCTTCTGTATTGCTGAAGAGTGCCGCTTCCAGACATTTGTCTACCAGTTACTGGGTCTGTAAATTGAACCATGTCTGCTGTTTGCATTTCAGGCATTTCAGGTCTAGCAGCCATTCCGGGAGGAGGAGCAAACTGAGAAGAAGACGGAGCGCTTCCAAGTAAATCCAACAATTTTCCTCTAGCCTCAGCCGGGCTTAATTGTCCAGGCTGAGGCATTTGGCCGGGAATCTGCATATCTATCTGACTTATTAACTGGTCAATGTTTGGAGGCAACATCATTGAAGGTTGACTTACAGGCTGAGGCATAGGTTGTCCCATACTGGGCTGACCACCCATACGCGCAGTAAACATAGCGCCTGTAGGAGTAGTTACCGTAAATGGCCTAAACTGTGACTCAGCTTGACCACGTTCTGCGATTTCCATAGCTCCGGGAACACGTACACCATCTACTGTTGTACCTAGTACAGACTGCTCACCAATCCTACTAAGCCTGTCGTAAGCTTCGTTTGTTAGTAGACCACCTACAACAGCAGGAATTGCTGGAGAAAGCGCAGAGCCTACTTGTTTCAAACCCCCATAAATATCTTGAAAAAAATCACTGACACCATTACTCATAACAGTTTACCTATCAAAGCCATTACGTTAATCTCCTGTAGTGACAGTGGTGAGCCATCTATCTCTGACTCTAATCCTACCTGTACACTTGTTCCATATCCGGTGGTATTAAGACTACGCTGGTTTGTTAGCTGACCACCTGTAAATTCTACTGTTGTATACTCACTTTCACCGTAGAACCCAGTAATCTGAGTACCTACCGTAAACTCTGTTGTTGCGTATGTTGTATCAAAGTCATAAGCCCATTTCATAAATACGACTGAGTTGTTCGCACCAACCAGTGTAGGCTTTAGCTTTTTCAAAATCTTAATACGTGCGCTATCACCAAACGTAAGACTAGGACTGTAGTACTTAAATCTGTAGCCTTCTCCGTTATCGCTGTAGCCCGTGTACGTGCTAATACCGTTAACAGTACCAACATATAATGTACCGTCATCTAAACGCGTGTACGATGTAAACTTAGTTGACGGCCAGCGAGTAACACGGTATGATCCATTCTCTAATGTTCCTCTGACGTCAAAACAATACGTTACGTCTTGACCAGTAAAGGTTAGCAGGTAGAAGCCCTCCTCAGGACTGTACACAGATCTAAAGAACTCAGTTTCATTTTGTAGTGCAGCAATGATGTCCTTAGTAATGTTTCCTGACAGACTACTAATTGGTAGAGACTTTTCTTGTATTGTCCTACCAAAACTCTTAAGTCCGGTGTGTGACAAGAACAACACGTCTGTACCAGTATACTGTACAGTGTCTCTATCAACACAACCAACACCTGCTACAGTATCTGCAAGAGACATCGTAGCTGGCGCTTCTGCTCCTTGATACGCAACAATGCTGTGCTTACCAAAGATAATCAACAGACCATTGTGTGCCGCCAGCGCAACAATCTCGTCATAACCATCAGGCCATACTTTTGAGATGTCAATACTACCACTTGTACCGCCTGACCAATCGTGACCAATTAACAAATCAGACCAGTAAACGGTAGACTTATCTCCAGTAACGTCTGCTGTCCAGAGCCTTCCATAAGCCGCTAGGACTTCGTTACCGTACATGGCAGACGTGACACCAGCTGCACCAGAAACGCTGCTGAGCGTGATTACAGAGCCTCCTGCGTTGTCATATACAAGAGGTTGATAACCACGTTGAAAGAAGTAAATCTTATCATTAAAATCTACAAGCTTCCAGTTGTCTGCAGTGATGGTATAACTACCGGGAGTTTCGTCAACCAGTGTAGTTGTACCACTTATAATTTTATTGTTACCTACAGAAAAGATCTTGGTGTTACCAGCGTTGTCCTTGAACTCTTTGATGGCTCGTAACGAGTCAGTACCAAGGACAGTTTTAGTTGTAGTAACAACAGTGTGACCTTTACGTGCAGCAATACGTCCTCGCTTATCAATTACAGCGTTATCTGCAATCTCAGCAAAGGACGGGTCTTGAGCCAGCGGTGAATCTTCGGTGTTAACACCTTTGAACGCCGGGGCAACAAGGTTAATGCTACGTAGTTCTTGAGCCATATCAAATAGTCCTAAACACCATCTCTTCAGGATGCTTTGCTGCGTCAATAGCAATAGCGTCAGACAAGTACTGGTTAGCAATAGTAAAGTACTCAGCAGTAGATGTACCGCCTGTCTCACCACGTTCACGTGCCAGCAACGCTACAGCAAGGTGTATTACTGGCTGTGCAGGAACAAGCAACACATCGTCATTAGCACTAAGATCTGCTTGTCGCTTAACAGTATCTACACGTATGCTGTACACAGCGTCTGGTGTTGGGCCTACAAGGATTTGTGTGTCACCGTTAGAATCTAGACCGTTGTAGGTAAAGTACTTAGGCGCACCTTCTACTGCGTTAGCAATGTACAGCGCATCGTTAAACCAATCCTTAGTTTGATACTCCATAAAACAGTTTTGAGTATCGTTAAGCATTGACATAACTTTGATGTTGTCACCACCACCTGTCAACGAGTATGTGTTGTCTGACGCAGTAGTAGATATTGTTATAGTCTCACGCAACGCAGACCAATCAGCTGCCTGACCTACCAGTGTCTTAGCGTCATTAATAAAGTCACCTACCATTTTAACGTAGGTTGTACTGGTAACAGACGATGTTTCCTCTTCACGAAGTCTGCGTAGTACACTGTTCATAAGGTTAAGATATGTCATACCAGCATTCCTGTTTGTCTGCCAATAAATTTATTAAGTTCGCTCATAGCGTCTGTTTGTTTTTGTGGAGCAAGTGCTATAGGTGTTAGTGGTTGAAACGGGCTAAGACCTTTGAGGAACGGATCAAACTTTACAGGCTGTCGTGGCATTGCTGCTGCAATCTGTTGCGCTGTTGGTTGTGCCGCTGCTAAACCAAGCAATCCTGTACCAAGCGCCTGACCTAGCTGACCAAGACCTTCACCTACGCCAGCTACTTGCTCACCAAGCCCCGCTACTTGTTCCTGAACCTGACCAAACTGCTCACCAAACTGAGACTGTAAACCGCCTTCAACCTCTGCAAGTTGTTGCAGCACTCCAGCCTCAACGCCTGTAATCTGTGACAAGAGGTTTGCTTCTGTATCAGACAGGCTAGTTGCAAAACCTTCTTCTGCCTGCTCTAGTCGTTCAGTCAAAGACTCTTCTGTTTGGCGAGTTGTTTCTTCTATTAGCTCTTGCATGGCCGACTCTTGAGTCAACATGCCTTGTTGCAATGCTTCAAAATTAACATTAACAAGCAAGCCTAAATCTTGAAGACCTAAGCCAAGCTCATCAAGTCTATCTTGAGTGCGTTGATCAAGATTTTCAATGTCCCCGCCTACGTTAATTAAATCAGTAGCAATATTAGCTACCTCTTCTGTTAGCGTACCAAGTTGACCGCCTAGCTCTGCTCGTTCTTCGGCAGCAATGTCAAGTTGTTCACCTGTTTGTTGCTCATAAGCACTTATACGATCAGTTAGACGTTCATTGATGCCTTCTATCTGAGCAGCAGTTTCGCCTCTAACGCCTGTAATCTGCTCTGTGAGTTGGTCACTAAGTCCTTGGTTACGCGCAATAGCAGCAGCCTCAGAAGCAGATAACGTTGCTAAAAACTCTGATCTAAGTCCTGTAAGTTCTTCTAACTGTTGTGCAGTATTAGCATCAATACGTTCTTCAAGACCTGCAATGTCTTCACGAACAGCACCAAATTCTTCCTCAGCGTATTCTTGTAAAGCATCGGTAGCTTCTTCTGCACTTAAAAGACCTTGCTCAAGACGATCAAAATCAACACCAAACTCTTCAGCTAAACTGTCTACTGTTATATCAAGTTCATCAAAACGTTCTTGTGAAGCAGCATCTAAGTTTTCAACTAAACCGCCTACTTCAATTAAATCTTGAGCTAGATCGTATCGTTCTTGTTGAGCCTCTGTTAAACCAGCTGCAAGTTCTTCACGAACAACGCCCAACTCTTGTTCAGTGTACTCGCGTAGTGCGTTAGTAGCTTCTTCTTGACTAAGCTGTCCTGAACGTAGCTCGTCAATGTCAACATCAGTGCCTTCAAATAACTCTTGCATTGTTTGATTTGACTGTGCAAGCAAGTCACGCATTTCTTGACTAAGCTCTGTAGTCTGACCACGTGCTTCAACAATAGCTTCCATGAGACGCTGACGATCTTGTTCTGCTTGAGTAAACCCTGCTTCTTGACTAGCTCTTATGTCTTCACGTTCTGTTGCGGCTTGTTGCAGTCCTTCTTCTAGACCACTAACGTTTTCTGCAAGATTGCCTACAACTTGATTAACACCACCAAGGTCTTCAATAATCTGTTGTTGATTAGAATCTAGTTCTTCTATTTGACCACCTTGACGAACAAACTCCTGCAGTGTTTCTTGCTGTTGCTCTGTTATAGTTCCTATAGCAGTTTGTATACCAGCTGTTTCTTCGTCTTGATCTTCAAGAGAAGCTAACACAGGTTCAATATATTCATTTAACAACTCACGTACAGCACTTTCTTCTAAGCCTGTTGCCTCTTGAGTTGTATCAGTAAAGATGTCTTCTTCTGTTGTTTCTGTGTCAGCAAAAATGTCTCTAGTAGAAGGAACAACAACTGCTTCTTCGCCTGTACCTGTAGGACTAATTCCAGTTCTGGTCTCTTCAAAAGCATTGTTTATAGCTTCTGCAGTTTCAAACCCAGCATCATAAAGCCAATCAGGAACAACATCTAAAACAGTAGATAACTGCTCTGCAATGGTTTGACCTTCTTGAATAACGCCGCCTAGTTCTGTTGCGTAGGTATACCATTCATTAGCCGATACGCCTGTTGATGAAATAACTTGTCCAGCACTGTCTCTTACTATTTCTCCGATAACGTTACCATCAACATCTAATAACTGATCCGTTGTTGTACCGCCTACGGCTTCTTGAAGACTGTCATAAATACCTGACTCCTCAAGAGCATTTAGTGCCGAACTAGTAAGAACAGATGTTGCTCCAGCTTGTAACGCATCTTTAATATCTAAACTACCAGTGGTTAATAATTGTGTAGCTGAATTTATAATTGAAGAAGCCGCTGCGTTTGCTGCTAAAGCCGCTGTAGATCCTGCAGCAGCAGAAGGAGCTAATGCACTAGCCAAAGCAGGAGTACCTATAACACTAAGCGCAACAGCAAAACCTAATTTAGCAATATCTCCTACGCTCATTCTATTTGAAACATCAACAGTTTTTACATAGCCAGAACCGTTCCATTGAAACTTATCACCAGAATTACTGTAAACAGTAGGAGATACACCGTACTTTTCTAGCAGTGCTTTGTTAACATCAGAGTTAATCCAACGTTCGTATTCGTTTTTTTGGCTTAGTGTTTTAACACGCTCAATATACTGAGGATTAGAAGGATCGTTAGGATCTGCGCTTTGCCAAAGGTCTTCTCCCTCAAGAATCATTAATTGAGTTTCATCTAGTCCTTGCCTAGATTCACCCCAGTTTCCTAAACCATATTCACCAGATTGAATTAACTGCTCCCGCTCAGTCATATAAGCAAGATAGTTATCAAACGTACCAAATACTTCTGGCAACCTGTTTACGTCATCGCTGTAAAAATATTCACGAAGTTGATCTACTGTAACCTGCTCAGGAGGCGCTTGATTCCATAAATATGAAGCGTGTGAGCCTCCACGTTCTCTTCCTTCAATAAATGTAAAAGTCATTTCTTCTGGTTCTGACGTAGGCTCTTTTGTTTCTGGTAAAGGCTTAGGCGGAGCTAACTCTACTTCAGATTCTGTCGAAGAAGTAGGAGGCGCAGCATTAGGGTCAAACGGTCCAGTTTCACCGGGCTGAGTTTTTACAGGATCACTGCTAGGAATACCTACAGGAGTTTTTTGCTTAGTAGTAGAAGCAGGTTTAACAGCCGTTGGAACTACGTCCTCCGGTAACTCAAACATTCCTCTTCTAGGTCGTAAAGCCATTTACTTCTCCCTTGATACGCCCTTGGTTTTTTCATAAGAGCGCATAGCGCCAAGACCAAGCATACCCATAAGTACAGGCATCATAGTCTCTAGGTCAATCAGTGGTATAGTGACTTCAATAGCCAACAGAGCTAGTACAAAGTTAGTAAAAGGTATAACCATAAAGTTACCAGTCATACCCAAGACACAACACCAGCCAACAGCAGGTCTCCAACCAGAGACAAACAAGGACTTGTGTGCTGCTTCTACCTTGTTAACCTCTAGCTGTGCCTTAGCAAGCTCCTGAGCGTGTCTCTGAGCCATTGTAGCGACTTCATGGGCCAGCTTAGCCTTCTGGTCCTTGTCTTGTATAAACTTGTCTAGAAGCCCTGTGACAGGCCCTATGAGTGCTTCAATCATCGTATGTACTCAGCAAAGACAATGGCACCAAGAATAAAAGGATACAAAGCAAAGACAGCCTGACGATTGACAGCAATGTCCTTACCTGCTGCGTCAAGCTGACGTTGGATCATGTCGTACCGCACTAGACACTCTTTTTCGTGTCCTTCAAGTCTCGCAATAAGTTCTTCTGTTTTTGTCATTTAAAACCACCTGCAATGAATATCACTAGAACTGCTACGACACCTAAGCCAACAAACGCTAACAATGTGCCTAGTACTTGTTCCTTTAGTTCCTGCTGTCGGTAAACAGCGTCCTGCCTTTGTTTTATTACTTGCTTCTTAATGTCTCTCAACTCTTTCAAACCTTGGTTACCATAAGCCATGCCTATGATACTGTGTAGTTCTTTGCGTTGAGCTTCTATCTTCTTCTTTCTTGCAAAAGCCTCTAGTGCTTCAGCTTCGGCAGACTTAGCAAACACCAACTTCTTAAAAGGATTTGGGTTGCTCTTCTTCGACTCATCAAACAGTACGTCACTAGCTGCAC